GATTCGTTATCTCATCAAAAATCAACATTGGTCGCCATTTGAAATGGTCAACGTTGTTATGGAAATAAACACTACAAGAGACATTGCACGGCAGATTTTGCGCCACCGCAGTTTCTCTTTTCAAGAATTTAGTCAGCGTTATGCTGACCCAACAACAGATTTAGGTTTTGAATTGCGTGAAGCAAGATTGCAAGACACAAAGAACAGACAGAACTCTATTGAGACTGAAGACAAAGAATTACAGGCTGAATGGAAAATCAAACAAATCAATCTAATTGCAGAATCAAAAGCAGCATATGATTGGGCAATTGAGAATGGTATTGCAAAAGAACAAGCACGTGTAGTATTACCAGAAGGCAATACACAATCACGAATGTATATGAATGGCACATTGCGTAGTTGGATACATTACTGTGAGTTGCGTAGAGCAAATGGCACACAAAAAGAACACATGGAAGTAGCAGATGATTGTTGGAAAATTATCACAGAAAGTTTTCCAAATGTAGTAGCAGCGTTAGAACAATAATAATTGGAGATAAGATGGTAGATATCAGCAGCATTAAAATAGACCTGGAGAGAGACAAACTATTCGATGAACTCGGAATTAAAAGACTTAAAGAATCATATATGCGTGAGGACGAAACAAGCCCTCAGCAAAGATTTGCATTTGTATCCGCAGCCTTTGCATCTAATGCTGATCATGCTCAGAGGTTGTATGATTATAGTTCTAAGCATTGGCTTAGTTATTCTACTCCTATTCTTAGCTTTGGTCGTAGCAAGCGTGGTTTGCCTATTAGCTGTTTTCTCCCTTATCTGGATGATAGTGCAGAAGGTTTGGTCAACACTCTTTCGGAAGTCAACTGGCTTTCGATGTTAGGTGGAGGTGTTGGTATTGGATTGGGTATTCGTTCTGCTGATGATAAATCTGTTGGCATTATGCCTCATTTACGCACATATGATGCTTCCTCCTTGGCATATAGACAAGGTCGTACCCGCCGTGGTTCATACGCTGCCTATTTGGATATCAGTCATCCTGATATTTTACTATTCTTAGAGATGCGTAAACCAACAGGTGATCAAAACATGCGTTGTTTGAATTTACATCACGGAATTAACATTACAGATGACTTCATGCAATTAATCGAAACATGTATGTTAGACCATCATGCAGACGATACATGGGAACTCAAAGATCCGCATAGTGGCGAAGTTCGTGATAAAGTATCTGCAAGAGAATTGTGGCAGAGAATACTTGAAATGCGTATGATGACGGGTGAACCATATCTACATTTTATAGATACAAGTAATCGTGCAATGCCAGAATTTCAAAAGAAAAAAGGTTTATCGATCAAACAATCAAATCTTTGTTCTGAAATTATTTTACCAACAGATAAGGAACGCACAGCGCAGCATTGGTGTGGGGGCTCTTGGTTTTCACGCTTATCTACAGAGAAATGGCATACCGTTTGAGTCGGCGTTGGCAACATCTTCAAACAATAAAATATTTAAACACATACGAGAAGGATTAAATGAAGCGAATTTACAATTGGGTGCTGAACGCGGTGAAGCGCCAGATGCTAGAGGGACCGGTCTACGTTTCAGTCATCTTATGGCCATTGCTCCTAACGCTAGTAGCTCTATTATCATGGGTAATACTAGCCCTTCTGTTGAGCCTTATCGTGCCAATGCCTATAGACAAGATACTCTTTCTGGAGCTTACTTAAATAAAAATAAGTATTTGGATAAAATCATCAAGGAGAAATGTGATGCAGACAGCAAATTGGATTATCAAGAAATCTGGTCAAGTATCATTGCAAACGACGGTTCCGTCCAACACTTGGATTTCTTGGATGACTGGACCAAAGATGTCTACAAAACTAGTATGGAAATCGACCAGAGATGGATCGTGGACCACGCAGCTAACAGACAAAATTACATTGACCAGGCGCAATCCATTAACCTCTTTTTTAGACCTGATGTAAACGTAAAGTATCTACATGCCGTACATTTTCAAGCTTGGAAACAAGGTCTTAAGACGCTTTACTATTGCCGCTCAGAAAAATTGGCGAAGGCGGATAAAGTATCGAAAAGAATCGAAAGAAAAGTAATTGAAGAAATTGATTTGAAAGCTCTAGCGACCGAAGAAGTTTGTTTAGCTTGCGAAGGATGATTGATATAAAGTGCCAACAATTGGTTTATTTGTGCAGCACCCGAAATGTTCGGTTCAATCGTGCAATGGTATAATCAAAGCACTAGGACCGAACTATACATATAAAATATTTACTAAACATGAAAACGAAGATGATTTTTTTGATGACGTTGACCTGGTTATATTTCCTGGTGGCATCGGTGATAGTGATTCTTGGGATATCTATTTTCAGTCTCATCGATCCAAGTTACGGAAATATATTGAAAATGGTGGACGATATTTGGGAATATGCATGGGTGCCTATTGGGCTGATAACAATTATTTTAGGTTCACAGATATCAAAACTGAGCAGTATATCAAACGACCAAATACTTGCACCAAAAGATACTACAGCAAAGCAGTGGAGTGTAGTTGGAACGGCACAACAGATAAATTCTTCTTTTACGATGGACCTGCATTTATCGGAGATGAGAGACAATTTGAAGTAATTGCAAGATATAGTAATGGCGATCCTGCTGCAATTATACAAGACAAAATAGGATTAATTGGTGTACATCTCGAAGCAGAAGAATATTGGTATGATAAACCTTATTTACATAAACATTGGAATCAAGGTAGACACCATAAATTATTAAAAGAATTTGTTGACAAACTAATAAGAAAATAAAAGGTTAAAAATGAGTAAAAATAAAGACTATACAAATTTTGAGATACAAAAAGAAATATTATTGGACTATTTACAAGTAATGATTGCAATTGAAGATTGGCATGGAGTATCTGATCTTGCAAATGATTTAAGAGAATTGGAAGCAAAACAAGATTCGAAGTATAAGAGTAAATAAGGAGATATTATGGCTAAGCAAACAGGTCTAACTAAACACAAATCAGTACACAAAAGAACTAAACAAGGTGGTCAAAAGAAAACTGCATCAATGAATAAGAGTGAGAAATCATCATATAAAAAATATAGAGGTCAAGGTCGATGAAAAAAGTTTTAAGATTTACAGCATCATGGTGTGGTCCATGCAAAATGCTAGCAAAAACATTAGAAGAAGTTGAAACTAATATACCAATTGAAGTGATTGATATTGATGTGAATCCTGAAATCGCAACAGAATTTGGTATTCGCAGTGTACCTACTTTAGTATTGATGGAAGATAATATGGCATCAAAAAGACTCATAGGAAATAAAACAAAACAAGAATTAGAGGCATTCATCAATGATTGACTATAATAAATAATACGCCCAAGAGTATAAAAACACTAAATAATGTAAAGGAAAATTTTATGATATATCTTTACATAAAAACACACAATATTACTGGATTAAAGTATTTTGGTAAAACCACAAAAAAAGATCCTTACAGTTACAAAGGTTCTGGAAAATATTGGAAAAGACATTTGAGTAAACATGGAAATAGTGTGTCTACTGAAATAATTGGAATCTTTTCTTCGGATGAAGAATGTGAGACATTTGCGACTCAATTTTCAGAAAAAAACAATATAGTGGAATCCGCAGAATGGGCGAATCTTATAAATGAAAATGGATTAGATGGTGCTCCAAAAGGAAATAAAATCTCTACTTTAACTAAACAAAAAATAAGACAGTCTCTCATTGGAAAACCAAATCCAAAAACAAAATATGTTATAAAAGAGAATAGAGAAGAAAGGTCTGAGAGGTGTAGAAATACTTCAAAAGACACATTTTGGATAAACAACGGAGTTGTAAATAAACGCTCAAAAGTTTTAGTTGATGGGTGGAAACTTGGAAGAATACAAAATGGAAAAATTGGAGATAAATCATTAGGCAGCAGAAACGATGGAAGTAATACTAAAGGACGCAAAATATACAACGATGGAAAAAAACACGCATATTATTTTGAAGGACAACAACCCGAAGGATGGATTAGGGGTAAAATGGCAGGTTATCAGGGTGGAACAGGAACACATAAAAAAGGCAAAAAATATGATAAAGAAAACAAGTAAAGAATTAAAATTGACCGATGAAAGGTCGTACTTTAAACCGTTCAATTACGGATGGTGTTATAACGCATGGTTGCAGCACGAACAAGCTCATTGGCTTCATTCGGAAGTTCCAATGATCGAAGATGTAAAAGATTGGAAAAATAAATTAACAACAGAACAGAAACAGTTTCTCACACACATTTTTAGATTCTTCACACAAGGTGATATCGATGTTGCTGGTGGGTATGTAAAGAACTATTTACCATATTTTCCACAACCAGAAGTTCGTATGATGTTATTAGGTTTCGCAGCTCGTGAAGCATTACATATTGCAGCATACTCACACTTGATTGAAACATTAGGATTGCCTGATACAATGTACAATCAGTTCTTAGAATATCAGGCAATGAGAGATAAACATGATTACGTACTTAATCTTAGCTCACAGAATGGTGATGCTGCTTCTACTGCTACTCACATTGCAGTATTCAGTGCTTTCACCGAAGGGATGCAACTATTCAGTTCCTTTATCATGTTACTTAACTTCCCACGCAATGGTACGATGAAAGGTATGGGACAAATCGTTACTTGGTCTATTGTTGATGAGACAATGCACGCTGAGAATATGATTAAATTGTTCCGTACATATGTAGAAGAAAACAAAGAAATCTGGAACGATGATTTAAAATCTAGGATATATACTATTGCAGAGAGAATGGTAGAACTAGAAGATAAATTTATTGACCTAGCTTTCGAGATGGGTCCAATGGAGAACCTAGATGCTGAAGATGTTAAGCGCTATATTCGCTATATTGCTGACCGCAGGCTTATTTCTCTTGGTCTTAAAGGGATTTTCAAAGTAAAGAAAAATCCATTACCATGGGTCGAAGAAATGATT